CTATGCGTAGTTATGAATTATTTTTTGAATGACTTTTTCCTTATAGTTTGTCGACGTACAATTTTTCATCTTACTGATGGAAACAATTGCAAGTGCTTCTGCCTCTAACATACTAATTCTTCCCCTCGATTGCTCGACAATCTCAGATGCTAATTCTTTCATTAAATGCTTGTCCAAGCGTAACACCTCATTTTTAGATTTAACTCAAAGTTTCTTTTCTATAATCTTTCTAGAACTTTATAGGAAGGGTAGTGATTATCTAAATATTCTTTGAGACTTTTCAAAGATGTGATCGTTTTATCAATAATAGATTTTCGTTGTATTCCATTGTATAAATAAATAATATTTTGAAATTCGACAACATAATAAACATTTTCCTGATCTGCATCTAATTGCACTAAGCTGTCAAAATGGATTTCCCAATTTGGTGACTTTTTATAAATAAATTTTCTATCCCCTATCTCCTTTATTAATTGATCCTCCTCCTCCGTCTGTTTATCCATAAGTATTAAACTAGTTACTGAACTATCCATACATTGGCATTCGAGAGCATGTCCTCCTTCATCATTTAAAATCACATTCGTTATACCGCCGTAGAAATCTCTCATTAGCTCTTCGGAGATATCTCGATCATTGTAAAGCACTAATTCAATTACTGCCGTTGTTTCTCTTACATTCATTTACATCCCCCTTTAAAATTGTGCGGACCGACTCCATACAAAATTAGCTTGTTTTCATTCTATCACGAACACCTGTTCGTTTTCAAGTTTATTTTTAGAGAATATTTACATTTATTTAGATTGGAGTATTCTATGAAAATAAAAAAAACTGGTATTAACCAGTTTTAAACGTCCATTATTATCTGTCCATAATTTGTATTTATAAAATCTAAGTCTATTTTGTGCCGAAGTATAGAAAAACTAACATACTGGTTATTTTTATCCACATATCCAGTATCATATTTACTTGCAACCTTCTCTAATATTTCTTTATTGACGACTTTTACCTCATTCTGGTGAACCAATTCCCAAATATACCACATCATTCCTGATGCCTGAATTGTACTTGCAATTAAATTATGATTATCAAAAATTACTTTCGCTAAATCTAATGCTCTATTGCCAAAGGATGCCCTTAATTGGATATCCTCACTCTTTGCATTTGCCTTCTTAAAAATATAAGTACTATCGGAAAAATATTTTTGTCCCTGTTTTGGCTTCATACTTGTAGAGGAAATCTTATCTAATTTTTCTAGCCTCCAATAGAGCTCATCGGAAATTTCTATTATCCTGCTATAGCCCTTATTATTCGTCAGTTTTGCCAAGTATACCCCATTGCTATTTTCTAAATCAGCCATTTTTAAATTTAAGATTTCACTATAGCCTTCCCCCTTAATTCCCTCAAATAAACAAAGAAGAAATACAGCATGTCTTTGATCATCAAACAGGTTCATATAGCTAAACAATTGCTCTCTAGTATAGCGAATAATGGATGCTTTATAGACAAATGTACTGCAATAGTCCATAGTAATGCTGGTAGGAAGCCGTTGTGAACGATTATTCGTATAGCCATTGGCAATTGCCCATTCTATATATCTGATGATAAAACCAATTGATGCACTTAAAGATTGTGGACTAGGCGATTTCAAGCTGTAAAATAACTCTTCAAGTTCTACCTTATTCATATCAAATATATCTTTATTTTTTTGATTTTCGAGTACGGTTGCTTTATTAAATAATGATAAATAAGTAGTTAAACTATTTTCTTGGATATCTAATGAAGTTAAATACCATTCTTTAATATCTTTATTAAAAACATTATCTTTAAGGATCATTTTTTACACCTCAATCTTTTAGTAAATGTTGAAATACTGTTTGAATTTTAGTTCTGCTACGTGCGCTCATGCTGCCATACTTAAGAATTCCAATTTCCTCCCATAATGAATTATCCGTTGAAAAATCAATTTTATTGAGGTAATGACGTAAATTATCAAACGGAATTGTATGCTCAAACATTCTTGCCGCTAATTCAATATGACCTATAAACATTCTACTTTTAAACATTAAAGAGTTTTTATCTGATAAATTTGATTTATAATAGGCGAAAAGATACATCATATAGTTATTTATCACCTTCGCAACCTCGATGACTTCTAGACGATTCTCTAGTTGGAAGCTATGATCGATGGCATCCGACAATTCCGAGAAAGTAACAACTTCCCCATATGAATATTTAACATTTGAATTGGAGGTAATTCTCCCCTTTAATTCACCATCCGCTTTTAATTCAATCACAACCTCATCAGCTAATTTATCTTTTGCTAGCTCCCGTAATCTCGGTTTAGGGATTGGATTGGCTTTTGCCATATCGACCTGAACTCTTTTACATTGTGCCTCCGTCATATTCGAAAAAATTACGATCATATTCCCTTCCAAATCAACCTTCTTCATAAAGGCGTTATAGATAGAGAATGTTCGATGCGCCCCATCTAAAACATCTATTTGTGTGCCCTCTAACAATGTAAGTGATTTTTCTCTTTCATCATAAATTAATTCAACTCCATCTTCCCCGGTACCAACTTTGGCATTATAGCGTAATGTAGAAGTTATTAAATCACCATCTAAGGTTTGCTTTTCAATCTCGCGCAAAGATTTAGGATTTAAATTCATAACCTCTATTATTTCATTTTTAACTCTCTTCTTTTTTGCCTGTCGCTGAATATTAGGATTATACATGGTAATCCCACTCATCCACAGCTTACCGATGATTGAATTAGGGATGATTGCTGCATATTCATTGTGCCCTGTTTTTATAACGTTCTCGAAAGTATAAGGTAAAGTGATAATTTCTTCGTAAGGTGATTCTTTTATGTACAATCTCAGCTCTTTAATTTCTGAAGGATTGAGCCATTCTTTGATCCAGTCTTGGTCACTATCTGCAAATTTTAAATGAAGCTGTTCACCAAGCAATAATAATTCCTGTAGCTGTGCCTCTATTAGTTTATTGTGATCATTTATCAGTTCAATAATATTGCCTAAGCTTATGTTATATTTATTAAGCTGTATGGCAATTTCATCTAAAATTCCATTATGTTGCACTAACAGAGGAATTTTAGCTTTTATTTGTTCAATTAATAATTCTTTCGTTTTACCAACTTTCACCTCTACACGCTCCCTTATTTTTGACTATAGTCAATAGTAGCATAAGCAATTTTAATTTGTAAATTTTTAAATTATTTCATTTAAATTATTTAATAGATAAATTAATTTAAAATATTGATTTATTTTTAAATTGAATTATAATAGGCTAAAGCATTGGAAAAATAAAAAAAGGGGATGTAATAATTGGCTTATCAAACATATAAGGATGCAAAGTATAGTCAACTTGTATTATCAGATGTAGTGGTTATTAAAGAGCTGTTAACTTTTAGAGGTTCTATCGATGATACCAGCTTTAATCAAGGGGCATGTGCGACCAATTCATTGAAATTAAACACTGAAGTCATTAGCTTATTTGCTGATTTAGATGAATTAATTAAAAAATCTTTAAATAAAGATCAAATTACATTACTTCATTATATTGCTAAAGACTATTCTTACTATACTATAGGTAAAATTTTAGGAATACCTGTTAAAACAGTAGGAAGTAAATTTACCACGATTTGTTTACGAATAAAACAAGAGAACGATCGACAATGGCGCAAAGCTACCTATATCAACAAGTTGCATTTAAAAACAAAAAGCTGTAGTAAATGCAAAGATATCCTCCCTGCGACAGATGAATTTTTTAGTATCAATAGCAGCAGTAAAGATCTTCTCCATTCACAATGCAAAAAATGTAAAAAATAGACCTGGGCGAAAAAGGTGGATTTTACCCTGCACTAGCCAACCTAATAGGTAGAAGGAGAAATAATATGAAATTACAATTACCTAGTTTAATCATTGAATTGCGAATGGAGCTTCCTATTGAAGACAGAGTTCAATACATACAAACGCTTTTAGAAAAAGAAAAAGTGGTTTACCGAGGGAAAGAGATCCCATTAGATGACTATTTCAGCATAACTGCTCAAACCTATCATACTACTATTATTTTAGACATGCTTGCCTATTACATAACAAAAGGATATTTTACTAGGGATGAACTTTTACTAGAACAAGAAAATTTAGCGTATATAAAAGAAGCAAAAAAGCGTCATAAAAGAAGCAGGCAAATTATGAAACTATTAAGAAATCATAATGCGCCCCATCGTTTACAAGATAATTACGTGCTTTCTCATCATAAGCTGAAAGAGATGGCAAAAGGCTCTAGCAGACATAACACATTTTCAGGTATCTCCTATTTTGAAGCGATTAGCTTTGGGATTGAAGATGTGGAAGAGGATTTTATCTAATAAGTGAATTAATACAAATTATGAAATTTTCTAATCGAGCTGTTTAGTTTACAGCCCCATAATGAAGGTTTCATATATATAGAGGATAAATTAGTAGACCTCATTTGACTATCTTCTATTAACTACATGAAAGAAGGTGATGCCGATTGTATGTTTAATTTAATGTAAAAAATACATATTCTATTGTTATTTTCTATATTGAAACCTTCGAAAATAGCACTCTTCTTTAGGAGGATAAAGGAGAATGAAAATTGTAAAAACAATAAATGAATTTTATCACTTATTAGTAAATGATGAGAAGCTCCTCCGTTTACTATACTACTTGCCCAAAGATACTGAGGATGATCCTCTCGATCCTTTAAAAATGAATGTCTCACAGTTACCTGAGAAAGATCATATTCTTCAAAATGTAATAGTTATCGGTGATAAAACAAATGATTTAGCGTTGGAATCCAATACTTGTAGAATTTGCTTTTACACAGGTTCACGTATACCTCAAAAAAATTATCTGAAAAGCATCAATCAATTTACAGATAACCCATATTCAAGCACCCAGCAATATATCTTTGATATTTATACCCCTGTTTCTGCCAACAATATTGATTTTCGACTGGATTGGCTTGGTGAAGTACTAAATGAGGTATTGTTTCAGGAGGACTTTGAGGAATTTGGGGATTTAAGATTCCATAGTGGACTCCCAATCACAACTGTTCCAAATGGCTTTGTTGGTTATCGTTGGACCTACATCATGCCTTCTGACCAACAGCCTATGGGATTTAAATCATGAATATGGTTACTAAAAAGGCGTTTGGCAAACCAATTACATATAAAGGGTTATCTATCTACCCTGTAAAAATGAAGGATGCAGATGAGTTTTATGAGGCTGTACAGTGCTTACTTTTACCTAAAAACGACTTTCAGCAGCCGGAAATTGTCAGAATGTCTTACTTATTGTTTTTGCTTACGATGGCGCAGAACGAGGATGGCTATATCCTACTTGAAAAATTAATTGCCTTATATCGTCTAGTCTTTAAAACTGAGGACATACAAATTTCAATAAATGAAAAAGGTATGGTCTTGATAACGGTCAATGGCATTTCATTGCATGAGCGTGATTTTGATAAGATTAAAACTTTAATTAGTGAGCAAAATCTAATTGATTTAGAGGATGTATTTATCGATCCAGATACAAAAAAGGCCATTCAAGAAGCACGGGCATTTATGGCAAAAAGAAAAACAAAGCAGGCCGACTTAGAGCAGCAAATAATAGCTTACCATTGTAAATCTGGACTCCCCTACCATGAAATTGAACAATTAACGCTTTACCAATTCCATAAAGGATTAATTCGAATGGACTATATGGTAAGCAGTGATGCCATTCTCAACGCTCGATACTCGGGCATGGTTGAATTTAAAAATGAGCATGAGCTTCCTCATTGGCTAAGTCATATCGAGGAGCCAAAGAAAAATGAGGATGTTATTATCACAAAATCAGCATTTGATCAACAAATGAAAAAACTGGGGCTTGCCTCTAGTTAAAATAAAAAACAATTACAAAAAGGACGGTAATCTTTTATGACACAACAAAATCAATTTTTAACTTCAGTAGCAAATGTTCGTTTATTCGATCGCTTAACAGATGAATTAATTTTAAATGGTAAGACATTACTAAATTCATCTATGACACAGGCTATTCAAACTCAGGCCATCCATGCTGGAAAAGGCTCTAAAAAGGTATATGAACTGAACTATCAAAAGGAACTAACATTCTCTATTGAAGATGCTGCTTTCGATACGGCATATATCGCCTTACAGAACGGTACAGAAATCAACCACCAACTGGCTGAGTACTACACTGACGAAATTATTTTACTTGATGCCAATGGTAAAGGAACGCTTGCCGAAACACCTATTGGTCAGGTTCATGTTGAGCAGCTTAACGGCACATTCACACAATATGCGCCTGCTGGCAAAGAGATTACGGTTCCTGCACTAGCAGGTAAGGAAGTACAGGTGGTCTATGCTGTTCAGGAGATGATGGATACAATTGAAATCTCTGCTGATTCCTTCCCTAAGGCTGTACGTATGGAATTAAATGTAGATATCCGTTCGAATAATGGTAAAACAGGTGAAGTTATTATTGAAGTGCCAAACTTCAAGCCGAATGGTGCCGTTGAAATTTCAATGACACATGAGGGCGTAGCATCTTCTTCTCTAGCAGGTAGCTCACTGGCAGATAAAAAAGGAAACTATGCATATATTAAGCTTCGAAATTTATCTGAGGAAAAAGTACAATTTACTGCCCTAGCTGCAAATCCATCACGTCTAGTTCTAGATTCTGCTGTTGCCAGTGATTCTCAACGTATTTCAGTATTAGGTATTCGTGGTACAGGCTATAGCAATGTTCTTTTACAAAATAGTGATTTAACGTGGACATCAAAAGCCCCAGCAATTGCAAGTGTTAATGCAGATGGTGTCGTAACGTTAGGTGCCTCCGCAAAAGCAAATGATCAAACAATGATCGAAGTAACCGATGGAACATTCGTTGAAACTATTGCCGTAGATGTTATTTAAATAAATTAATGTAAAACGGGTAGAGAATACATTCTCTATCCTTTCTATTGAACATAAAAGGAGCTTAAAAATGACTAAACGTGAAACAAAATTAACGTTAGCGGATATTCAAAAAAGTGCTGATGCCATAAATAAGAAGCAAAAGTTTTATATCGATAAAGAACAAGGAAAGTTCATCTATTACTATCCAAAGTTTAGTAAACGTAAAATTACGATATTGATCAATGATTTAGCGAATTCGCTGGAATATGCTCAGCAACATAAGCTTGAATATTTTGAAAATGATTATGAGTTAAATAATTATATCTTCTTTTTAATCATTAAGCATTTTACAGATTTACAAAGTGAATTAAAGGATAAACCCATTGAAACGCATTTTGCCACAATGAATTATCTCGTGGATATTGGCTGGTACGACATATTTTTAACAAAAATGTTCTCCATGCAGGAAATCTCCAATGCATTAGAGGAAATTAATAAACGATTGCACTTAAGCATTAAATTTTTAGAAATGGAAAAAGAGTACTTCAATATTTTACAAGCAACTGCTGCTAAGGACACCGAAGGAACTTCAGATGATTTTTAGCCTCTGCCCATAAATAGTTAAAATTTTGAACTACTCCCCTACCTTCTTTGGGTGGGTATTTGAATATTTTAGGATATTTACTGTTTTATACAACAATAAAGAAAGATGAATCGATCACTACCTTGTATTGATCGGTTATCTAAAATTAGGAGGGAAAATCGATTGAGTACTGGTGGTGGACAAACAAAACCAATAGAGCTATTAGCTGCTCTAGGTATCAATGACGATATTTCAAAAAAAAATATACAGACCTACATCAAAAGATTAAAAAACATACCTGCTATTAAAATGAACTTAGATGTAAAAGGACCCAACACTCAAATATTAATAGAGTTTGAAAAACAATTACAAGCCCTGGAGCAACAACTACAGAGCGTTAACCAAAAATATCAAGAAATCGGAAGTGGCTCAACCCCTTCCCTCTCATTTTTCGACGAATTGAAGAAGCAGATCACCCACTCTGTGAAATCAATTAACACACTATCTCAAGCATTTGGTGATGCCAACATCAATGTCAGCAAATTTTACAAGCAGCTAGCAAAAACACCAGCTGGTGACCTACGAACATTAGAAAATATTGTATCTAAACTAAAAACTGAAGTAGAAACTATCAGCTTTAATCATATTCAATTCGGGGGCATTCAAGAAACACTTGCAAATCTACAAGCCTTAGAATCCAATTTATATTCAATATATGAATTGAATAAGGCCTATGCAGATACAGCCGATTTCGAGCAACTAACTTCCCAGATAACAGATTTAAACACCCAGCTATCCAATATTCAGCTTGGTGAAGGCTTAAACATAGCAGGATTATCAGACATCCCACAACAACTGGAAAAGATTAACCAAGGTATCGAGGCCTTTGGAAAAAATACAGCAGCTGTGGCTCAAAGTGCTACTTCTTTTACGTCTTCTATTATGAATGGGTTAGGTCACGCATCCACATTAAAAACAGTTGCAGAGGATGTTATAGGTGCACCTTTTTCCAGTAAGCAACTTTTAAGATTTAATCTAGCTGGAGTTGCCTTTGGTATTGGGGAGTTTGCGTATAGTAAATTTAAAGAACATAAAGAAAAGATAAAACAACAAATAGAAGAATTCGATGCCTCACAACAACAATTATTAAACATGTATGAACAAAATTCATCCACAATTGATACCTTAATTCCTAAGTATGAAAGATTAAATGAAATTATAAATAACGGGAGTTACGATAATAGTGTACTTACTGAGTATCGAAATATACAAAACGAATTAGCCTCCCTTCTCCCCTCATTAGCCACTGGTGAAGAAGAATACGGTAAAAAAATGGTTGGTTCAGTTGAATCTGTGAAAATAAAAACTGCATTATTAAAAGAGCAATTAGCAATTGAAAAAGAAAAAAATAAAGAAGAAAAGGGAAAAAATGATAAAGAAGTTATTAATAATAAAATCAAGAATCCACAAAATAAAATTGATGATGCATTATTAAGATTTGCTCGTAATGATTATATGGCCAATAGAGTCGGTTCAAAGGTAGGTAAAGATTATAGAATTGATCTTTTTGAAAAGAAAGAGTCCGTTTGGGGGGAAGGTTGGTTTGAAGGCAAACCTGTTTATGATACAGTTGAAAAATTCCAAAAAAAATTAATACCTGAAATTCAAAATAAACTTGCTAAAGCTAAAAAAACAGGTACTGAAGATGATATAAAATATTTGGAGCTACTTCTATCAAGCGCAAACTGGACATTAGATACTCATATAAAGAATCCTTTAGCAGAATTAAATGATTTTATGCCTGAAGTTAAACAAGTTTACATAGATAGCTTAGATTCTATTATTAGTAAGAATAACTCACTGATAGGCAGTACAGGAGAATTAGCAAAAACACTAAGTGCTAAATTAATTTTTAATTCTAATACTGATGAAGTACAAGAACTAAATTCTGCACTAGAATTGTTATTTCAAGATAAAAATGCTTCACAATTTGTAAACAATATAAATTCCCAATTCAATAAGCTATATCTTGCCTCACCAGAAAAATTTGAAGAAACACAGGCACAAGTAAATGAATACATAAAAAAAATAGATGATAAGCTAAAAAACAGCAATCCTAAATTAGATGAAACCGCTCGTAAGACGATTACAACTGCAGTCAGTAATAGCTTTGATGAAATTGTTAACTCATATACTCAATATGAGAATGCTATGAAATCTAGTGGTTTATCACTCAAAAACTTCATCTCCAGTAATTTAACAGTAGGTGATACTGTTGAAAATTTAGCTTCCAAAATGAGAAACTATAGTGACACTTCAGAGAAAAACGTAGGTATCTCTAAATCATTTATTAATTCTATGGATGATTCTTTATTTGCTTATCAAGCAATCTCACAACAATTAGAAGGTTATTCTAAACAAACAATAGTCGATATACTAAACAAAGAAAAATTAACCTTTCAAGAACAGAATTTAAAAGATTTGATATTGCAACGATTCCTTATCACACAGGATTTAGCATCAGTCTATCCTGACTTACTAAATGCTGACTCTTTATTTATTGGTCTTTCCAAAGAAAAAATAAACACAGTGATAGCTGAAAACAAAGCAAATAGTGCATTGTTAGATGCTTCTAAATTAGCTCGTGAAGGAAAGCTAAATGAAGAGCAAAAAATGACATTAGATGCAGCCATAGAAACTAATAAACGAATAGCAATTATTAATCAAGAAATTGATGCATTACAATTAAAAAGAAACAAATATGCAGACAATATAAACAAAAAACCCCATGATAGCGATACCTTAAGAAGTGAAAAGATTGATAGCCAGCTATATGATAAAATATCAATTAAAAAAGCAGAATTAATAGATTTAACAAAGCTAAAAATAAATTATGGCGAACAGTTAGGTAAGGTTGGAAAAACCGTCTCATCTGTCAGTAAAGCAGAAAATGCAGCTAACAAAACAACAAAAGATTCCATCTATATCACAGACACATTTAAAAATTCTTTAGAAAAGCTCAATTCCGAAATTGAAAAACAAGTAAAAATTCAATCTACTTTCCCAAAGCATTCTGATGAATATCGAAATTCACTGCAGGCTCAGCTTAAGCTTGAAAGGGATAAATTAAATTTACTTGAAAACCAAGAAAAATCTCTTAAATCTCAAATTTCTTCTGGAAAAATTAATAAGACAGGCACTGTTTCAGGTAATGCATCCACTACTACTTCTTCTACTAAACTAAATGGTTGGAGTGGTAAAATTACCAGCAATTTTGGCAACCGTATTTTAAATGGAAAGAAGGATTTCCATTTAGGTGTAGATATTGATGGCACTAAAGGGCAACGATTAGATGCTCCTGTTAGTGGGACAGTAATAAAGAGTGGTGATGCAGGCAATAACAAAGAGGATTCTACATATGGCAATATTGTCATGATTAAGGATGACTCGGGTATAAAACATCTATTTGCACATATGGAAAAAACGCTCGTTAAAATTGGAGACAATGTTACAGCTGGCACACAGATTGGAACTATTGGGAATTCTGGTTTTTTTACAAAAGGTGGTGGTGACGGTTCTCATTTGCATTATGAGGTTAGAAAAAATGACAAAGCCATCAACCCCATTGATTACTTAAATAATGCAAAATCAGGCACTGTAAGTTCTACAAATTATACTGCTATTGACACATCACAGCAGGCTATTGATCAAGCTATTTCCGAATTAAATTCCCTATCAAATAATATTGTTCAACAGAAAGTAAACATTACAGATTTAGAAAAAAGAGTTCTTGATACATATTTAGACAAATTTAATCGTAAACGTTCTGTTATCGATGCTAATCTATCTCATGAAGAAGAAAAGTTAAAATTAGTAGATAAATCATCTGACAGATACACTAAAACATTGGATTTACAAACAAAGTATTTGGAGCAAAAACAAGCAGTCAATCAGCAGGAGCTAGAATTTTTAGAAAAGATAACTACTACAAAAGGTTTAAATAGTCAAACTGTAGAAGAATATTCAAATCGAATGCTCGAACTCAAAACTGAAATGCATTCTGTTAATTCAGCATTAGGTGAGATGTCTCTGGCTTATTTAGATGTATACGAAGCTCAGCGCAAAACCGAGGACTCCAAAATCGAACTTGAAAGCTCCAAGCTGAAAGAACTAGATTCTAATTCCAATGCTTACATTCAAACTCTTCAATCGATTACTTCTCATATGGAGAAGAAGCAGGCTATTAATAAAAATGAATTAAAGTATTTAGAAGCTCAAATAAAATCTGGTAAATATTCAGGAGAAATTCTAGAGCAATTAAAAGACAAATATGCTGCATTAACTGTTCAAATTCAAGATTTATCAGTTGAATTACGTCATAGGAATTATGAGATTATCATTAATCTTCAAACAAGATTCGATGAAAAAATTAAGGAAAAAGAGTTCAAACTGCAACAAAGCAAAATCATTCAGTCCATGTATGAAACTGTGAGCGATTCAATGACTGAAAACGAAGCAAAAGTTAAAGAATTAGAGCGCTCTGGTGATGTACTAAAGGAGCTAAACTCCCAGGTTTCTTTATTGGATGGATTAAGAGAAGACATTAATAACCAAATAATAATTACTCAAAATCAATTAAGAAGTGTAGAGTTGAATCCTGATGATATTAAAGCATTAAAAGAAGATCTTCAAAATTATAAGCTAGATTTAAAAAATAAGGAATCGGAAATACTTAAAACAGAAACACAAATAGATTCTAAAATTATTAAACAAAAAAAGGACTTGGCAGAGACACTCATCAAGACCTATAAAGATTACCTTCAGGAACAAAAAGATGCCGTTATTCGCCAATATGAATTAGAAACTGAAGCGGAAAATAAGCGTCATGAAAATATCATGAAAAATATGGACGATGAGAGAAACAAATTTCGAGAAGCTATTGAAGAACGACTTCGATTAATTGATCGACAAGAAGCTGAACGGGATTACTCCATGGATATTGACAAATTAGAGAAAGAGAAAAATGATATTCAACGTCAAATTGCGCTCCTCTCTCTTGATGATAGTCATGAGGCAAAGTCTAAACGTAAAAAACTTGAAGAGCAACTCTTCAACATTGAAGAGGACATTCAAGAAAAACGTCATGATCGAGATATAGAACTACAGAAGCAAAGTCTAAATGATCTTCTTGAAATGAAAGACAAAGAGATTGATGGTAAATCTAAAGCTGAAGATGACTATCATAATCAAGAATTAAAACGTATAGATGACCTAAAGAGTTATTGGGAACAACATTACAATGATTTATTAAACGATGAACGAAAGTTTGCACAAATTCGAGAAGATATTGTTAGTGGTAACTTCGAAAATATCCGTTTAGAATTTGGTGGTTTTATAGACTGGCTAGAGACGACCATGCCTGAATTAGGAAACACTTTAGATGGAACTATGAAAACAGTTGGTCTAACTATCCGTCAAAACATTATTGATACACTAAAAGAAGCTTTGAACCTTATGTCGCTTGTACAGAATTCTTCTATTCCTACAGGTATTTATGGTTCTTCTGATGACAACGATTCTTCGTATCAAAATTCTATTAAAAATAGTAAACTCAGTCTTGGAGATATGCAGGTTTTACTAGGAAAATATCTAACTGATAATTTAGCACTAGAAGTTGATAATCCCATAAGAGCTGCTAATATTCGTGAAAAAGCTCATACACTAGCCTCACAAGGTCGGGAAAATGGTTCTGAATTTAAAGCTACAGATTCATTTGATAGTATAATTAATAGCTTATCTAAGTCCGATTTAACAGCATTCAGTGAATTTTTAAAAAGCAATGCTACTGTTGTTATGACACCTGAATATCAAAGAAAGATTATAGATTTAGCAAATCGATTATATTTAGCTGGGATGAATTATTCACCAGATGAACTTCCTCAAAATACAAATTCAACTTCACAAATTAAATATTTATCTGATGCTGACTTTAAAGTAATTATGGGGAAATATATGACAGATGTATTAGCTAGCAATGCAACTCCTGTCAGAGCTGCTAATATTCGTGAAAAGGCTCATACGATAGCAAAAGCAGGACGCAGAGAAGGCTCTTCTATTGAAACAAATTCTAGTTACAATGCTGAGATAAGTAAATTAAGTAATGAAGATTTGGTACGTTTAAGTAACTTTGTTATGAAAAATTATACTATTTTTGATAGTACAGAAATGCAAAATGAATTAAAAAATTGGGCAAAATTACTATTAGGAAATAAAGCCTCTGCTTTACATGGCGGGATGACAAAATGGAGTGGGAATGGTATTGATGGTAAAGGAGGCAAAGAAGTAATTGTTCATCCTAATGAATTAATCAACTCCCCTATTGATACAAAGCGCCTATTAGATATGGCAAATATAATGGAACGAGCCGCAAACTTCTTCACACCAATGATACATACCATTAGTAATCCTACAAGCTTAATTAGTAATATAGCTAGTATGGGGGGTGATACATATGAATTCAATTTTGATATTGGTGAAATGATCGCCAATAAAACAACTGCTAATAATTTTGCAAAAGATATTTGGAATGATTTAAGAGTTAAGAAAGGAGTGAAATAATGCTCGAAAACACTAGCTTTACTTTCAATAGGATATCCTCTGAGGATATGGGAGTAATGATGATTAATCCAAGCAGTGGACTTTACGAAGAGACATTCCTTCCTTCAAGGAATATAGTTGAAACGTCTGTTTTTAAAGGAAAAAAGCGTTACTTTAAGGGAGTGGAGATTGAGCCACTCTCTTTTTCTATGGCTATTTGGATTAAAGACTGGAGAGATAGAAATAATATTCGAGCTATTGCAAGATGGTTATGGACGGATTTCTATTGCCCCCTTTGGTTTAATAATGAACCTGAGAAAATCTATTATGCAATGTTGACAGGCGAACCCAAGCTTATTCATAACGGATTGAGGGAAGGGTTTATTGAATTAACCTTTAGATGTATAGATGCCTACCGCTACTCCCCTAAGAAAACATATGATTTTCATGTGGATGGTGAAGAAACTTGGAGTTTTTTCAATGAAGGCGATGCAACCATTCGACCTTTTTTAAAAATAACACAAATTGGAGATAAGATTCCGATTATTATTCGAAACATCACAGATAATAAGGAATTTATCATTACAAACGTTTTAGCTAATGAAATCGTTACAGTTGACTGTGAAAATGAAATGATTATGTCCTCTCAAGAATATAATTCTCGTTATTTATATGATTTTCATAATGACTATTGGTTAGATTTTCAGGGGGAGGAAGCGAAAGAATGTAATTCTAATTATGAGATACAGTTCCAAGGGAATTATAAAATTGAATTTAGTGTTGAATACAAATACCTACAGGAAGGAGGTGAATTAACATGGGAGCTATAAGCTATACAAATACGGTAAGTGATCATACTTGTCCACTATTAAAACTTTGTAAACCTGACCGTACTGTTATCTCACCATTAAAAGAAATATATGGATTAAGTTTGACTATTCGACTAGGAGCTATTAACGAAATCAGTTTTACAATTCCTACAAAAATTGAACGACAGCATATTTTAGTAGACAATCCTTTAATTGATCTAATCAAAGATCGCTATTATTTAAAAATGACCTACAACAATCAAGTAGAGTACTTCCTTTTTTTGGATAAAAATAAGCAAGTAGGCAACGATGGAAATTCAATTTCTTATACAGCCTATAGCTGTGGGATTGAATTAGCAGACAAAAACATTCGTGACTATGAAGAAACCTCTAAAACTCTATCTGAATATGTAAATTTTTTCTTAGCAGAAACGGAATGGAAGTTAGACTATGTGGATGCTGCATTTAATTTGAAATATCGCTCATTTGATGTAAGTTCTGCTACAGTTTTACAATGCTTATTTGATATTGCGGAAAGGTTTAATGCATTAATTGTCTGGGATACAAAGAATCGTAAAGTTAATCTTCATCAGCCTAATCATATAGGATTGAATCGCGGTGTTAGGCTAAAAGAGGGCATATTACTTGATTCCCTTTCAGTAGCAACTAAAGCCGAAGATATGGTTACACGCTTAAAAGCTTATGGTCAGGACGGCTTAGAATTTCGAACGCTCTCCCCTACTGGTTCAAACTACTTAGAAGATTTTAGTTACTTTATATATCCTTTTGAATGTGACAATAACTACAACGTAATAAAACAATCGGATTATATGTCCAATCAATTATGTATAGCTCTGACAAAATACAAAAGAAAATTACAATCATTCCAGGGTCAATTCGATTCATTAGTAGCACAGAAGAAAGCAAAACAAGATGACATTCAGCAAGAAGAACAAGAATTATCTAATTTAGAAACTCAATTAAAAACCTATTTAAATGAACGAGATGTTATCAACTATACCTATCAAGATCAAGCACCTGGTAGAGCTGATTGGTCAAATGTTATTTCCCGCATCAATGCAAAACAAAATGAAATTAATAATAAAAATTCGCAGATCGCAACTTTGAACATACAATTAATGAATATTGAGCAGCAGATGTCGGATTTAGGTCTTCAATTAAAAATGGAACATAACTTTTCTCCTGAAGAAATTACAGAATTAAATAAATACATCATTGTCAAAGAACACCACAACGATTCTATTACGGATGAAAAGGATTTATTGGAAGAGGCTAAAGAAATATTTAAAACGCTAAACGAACCACCTATTCATGTCAATGTCGGATTAGAAGGTTATTTAAGCAATCTTCATGAAACTATGTCCATGAAACAAATTGCAATTGGTGACATTATCCGAGTTCAAAATGATGAACTTCGTGTCAGGCTAACATTAAAAATTATAGAAATGCAATTTGATTTTAATAATGACTCTGTCAATTTAACGATTGCTAATGGCAAAGATGTTGTGGATGAGAATGGGAAATTAAAGAAAGTCATTTATGACATCTCCAATACATCTACCACAGTCAATATGGATAAGTACAAATGGAATCAAGGCAAAGATGCAATGGATGGTGTCACACAAATTCTTAATAGTGAATTTGATACAGCTAAAAATATTCTCCTCGGAGGTTATGCAAATTCTACTACAATCAATGAACGAGGACTATACTCCAAAGATTTACAAGATGACAAAACCTACCTCGTTATTAATAACGCCTTAATGGCCATTACTCCTGACGGTGGCAACTCTATAGCTGTGGCGATTTCTAAGCGTGGAGTACACGCAGAGGTAATAGCAGGACGACTACTGCTGGGGAATAAACTACATATCGAAGATGAATTAGGCATAGTCACGATTTATAACGGACTTCAATCGGTTTATGATACAAATGGAAAAATTAAAGTACATCTCGGCAGATACCCTCATCCAGACTCCCCTTCCCAATATAAATATGGGTTACGGGTATATGATGGTGCAATTGATATTCGATCATCCTCCAATGCCTATCGAGGTACTCAATTAGATGGAAGCGGCTTTAGAGCTTTTAATAACAACGGTGTACGTACCTTTAATGTCGATGCAACAACAGGTCAAGTTGAAATTATCGGCGATTTAACTATAAAGTCCTCCCCTTCCTCTTATCGAGGTGTAGTGATTACTTCTTCAGGAATTACAGGTTATAACGCTTCTGGTGGCATTACTTTTGAGCTAAATGCTAACTCAGGCAGAATGACATCTCAGGAAAATTTTCTTATTCAGACATCCACTTCTCCAAATCGTGGAGTTAAAATGGACGATTATGGTATTCGTGGATACAATACAAATGGTACAAAAACCTTTGAAATTGATATGTATGGGAATGCTACCTTTAGTGGGAATATCACAGCTTCGAATATTTATGGAACGACAATTAATGGTGGAACTGTGAATGGAACTATTATTAATGGCGCAACAATAAATGGTGGAACTATAAATGTTGAGACAGATGTAAATGTAGGCAATGTCATAAGATTAGGAGATAGTTTTTCTAATGCTAAAAAAAGCATAACCTTTAATAGCGGAACTATAATACAAGCAGATAATAATGAAATAACTACTTATAGCAATGATTTTAGTTTTATAGTACTTAACAAAATGACTGTAAATGCAAATCATATAAACTTAGGTCATTCCTACTCAAAAATTAGAATATTGGGAACAGTAGATTGTCATCTCGCTGATTTTGTAAATACTGATCATATCAATGTTGGTTCAGCAAAAAGAGCTTTAACAGCAGATATTGCTAACCAAGCAACTAATGCAGACGAATCACAATATGTACAAGGCTTATGGATAGCATATAATAGTACATTTGTATATATACGAGACAGAAATGGAAAAAACGTAGCACAATTAAGACGCTCAGATGCTTAGTAATCACTAATACGAGGAGAATTAGGAAATGCAAATTAAAAATAAAGATATTTCAAATACATATACAATGCTTTTTGATTTAGAGCTTAAAGGTAAAACATCAAGATTACGTTCAAGATTTAATCGCTTGCTACATGATCATTACAATAATACTGTGCAAGTTGAAGAAAATGAGTTAAGAAATCAATATGCCATTAAAGATGAAAATAACGAAATCATTATTGATGACAAAGGTAACTTTAAAGTAACAGAAGAGTATTTAAATGAAATGAGCATTTTATTAAATGAAGAATTACATATTGATTTAAATGAAGTAAACAAAGAAATGCTACTCACTGTAGCTAACCTATTCCTAGATGAAGAATTGATGATTGTTTCAGGAGAATTAGCAGAAACATATGATTCAGTTTGTGAACAATTTGAATATGTAATTCAATTTTACGAATCACAAAATTAAAAAATACATAAATAAAGGAGCTTATTGATGTCATTTAAAAATGAATATACATTAAACGTAGATATCAAAAGAAGAATGACGAGTGTTGTTCCTACCTTTAAGCAAGGAGATTCAGCAACATTAAAATTTAAAATATTTGATGATGGCAAAAAATTTGATTTAGCAGCTTTTACAAGAGCTGAAATTACCTTTAAATCGCCTTCAGGTCAAACAATTGTCGGTGAACCTTACATAGACGTTAACACTCAAATGATTGTTTATAATTTCGTTGGTGTAGAGATGAATGAAGCTGGAAAGTTAACAACCATTCTTTCTATATACTCTGGTACTTCAATGGTATCAATTCAACCATTCTCTATTTTCATATTTGACCACCTAAAAGATAAAGATCTAAGCTATATCGGTATTCTTCAAGATTTGATTGCCGAAGTTCAATTACTTAATGAAGAAGTGAAAAGTACCCTATCCGAAGCAAATAATTTAAAAGATGAATTAAACAACGTACTGATTGAGGCAAATAGTGCAGAACAAACAAGAAATACAAGTGAACAAAATCGTATCACATCAGAAAATACTAGAATTTCTAATGAGAACACTCGTCAACAAAATGAAATAGATAGAAAAAATGCTGAAAGTGTACGTGAATCAAATGAAGCTATTAGAATTCAAAATGAACAAAACCGTCAAAATGAGTTTGATAACAAAATTAATAAAGCTGAGGTAGTTATCACTGACACCAAGAACGCTACTGAAAAAGCTAATCAAGCAGCAGAGTCTATAAAAGGTTGGGGTCAGGCTACTGTATGGAATAGCACTACTACATATTCTAAAAATAACGTTGTAACTTATAATGGCAGTACATGGCAATCTAAAGGAGATAACAACTTTAATTCTATTCCTTCAGAATCTAATAAAGATTGGATTCTACTAGCATTACGTGGTGTAGATGGTACTGGTGCTGTGTCAACTGTTAATGGTAAAAGTCCCGATGGTGCAGGTAATGTAGAGCTAACAGCAGATGAAATCGGAACTTATACACAACAACAGATTGACGATAAAGACACAGCAGTAAAAGAATACTTCACTGATAAAGGTATCGGTGATAAGGTAATCGTTATTTCAGAACAAGATTATATAGATGCAGATTATAACGGTGTGTTTTGGGTTAAAAATGACACCCTTGATTTCTTGCCTACAGAAACAGACCACGCAGCTACTTTACTAGTATATGAAAATCCTGATGACGGAAATGTTGTTAAGATATTTAACGTAATTAACCCCACTACTGCTATTTCCTATATGCGTACTTACACATATGATAATACAAGTTCATTAATCCATGATTCAGGATGGATTGAAGGTGGAGGTGGATCAGGTACTGGAGGTGGAAATGTAAGTGTTAATTCTTATCCATTAGTAACTGACAGTATAAATCAAACAATATGGGAATTACCAACAGGAATATTTAATCAACTTACTGACTCAGTGATGGTATTCCATAATACAGTTTTCCTTGAGCAGGTATCATATACGCTTACTAATAACCGTCTTTCTATCCCTGATAATCCACACACTGAAATAGCAAAGAATAATGTTGTGCTAGTAGTATTCCGTAATATGCCTAATATGAAAGTAGAATTTGACGGTAACAATATTATTGACGGTTCTATTGCATTTTCAAAGTTAGGTCAAGATGTACAGGATGCTATTAACAATGCAGGAACACAAGTTGAAATCGTTAATGATTTAACAACAGGTGGAGAAGATAAAGCCTTATCAGCAGAACAAGGTAAAGTATTAAAAAAAGAAACTGATAAAGCTTGGAAAAAAGGTGTTTATAACGACACTGATATTAGTAATTTAGGCGATAGTATAGCCGAAAAGCTTTTTACTATAAAGACAGATGATTGGACAACATTAACTAATGTCGAAATGTTTTGGTTAAGATTTCCGGTAGGGGATAATTTTTCAGGAATTATAAGGGTTACGTACAGTTCTTTTTGGAATTTAGAGGATTCCTCAGGAGGTGCAATAGTTACCTATCAATTTGGTAAGTATGGTAGTCAGACTCAACTAAATGATATGACAATAGAGTCTATATCACAAAATTTTGCTAAGGCATTTAAAGTAGTGAGTGCAAATCATCAAAGTGGTAATTTAGACTTAGGAATAAGAAAGTCCCCTAATGCTTCTAATGAATTAAAAATAAAAGTAGAGATTCAAGGTATTTCTAACCCTACTAAGAACATGTTTAAAGTTCTTAATGATACAACATTACATTTCTATGACACAGGCTCACCAACAGCAGTTGGTTATCCTTGGACACCGCAAACAACTAGTTTTATGCAGAAGAATCAAGACAATACTATAAGTGGTTCTATTATAAGTAGAAATACATTTCCACTTATTTTTGCATCTGACGATACACAATCTCATGTATTTCATAAGAATCCAAATCTTTATATTGCACCCGCAGGAAAAGACGGTAGCAGTCCTAATTGGGGTCTAGCTACTATTTTTATGTTAGATGGCACTGTGCATATGCCAAAGCTTATTGTTGATGGTGTTGATTTAAAGCAATCTGTAAGTAATGGTAAAGCACAAGTAGCATCTGCCATTACTGGTAAAGGAGTTCCAACTGCTTCGGATGCTACATTTGAAACGATGGCTAATAATATTAATGCAATATCTACTGGAAAATTTGCTACTGGAAGTATTCCCACTCCTCAAATAACATATAGACAAGGAAATGTATCTGTATATTCTAATTACCTAGATTTTAAGCCAGACTACATTATGACAGATTGGGGAGGAGTAGTATGGGTAGACAACACATTTAAAGGTCCGACTGGTATGTTAGAAGGCTCTTTTACAGGAGGCGGAACAGAGATGTGTGTAGCTATGGCTCTTCACCAAAGTGGTAACCAATGGAGGATTCAATTTGCTCTAGAAAACTATAGTAAAGGTTGGGTAAAACCAGCATCGACAATGAAATTTTATGCATTTAAAAATCAGTAAGGAAAGAAAGGAAGAATTTTATGCAATTAGATAATCGCATTGTTTATAACAAAGTAACAGGAACAATTTTTTTTATCAATCAGGAGAAGCTACAGGAGATGTAGTTCCTCATGAAAAGGACGTGGAACTTGCTTACATTGATGTGCCTTATGGCTCAATTGATTACTCTAAACAATTCGCTGTAAAGGTAGAAGATGGAGAAGTTATCTTTAATAATATTCCGTTGAAGAGACAGAAGAACAAAAACGTATTAAAGAATTAGAAGAAGATATTCGTTTATTGAGAGAAGAGACAGGAGGTATCATCTAACATGACAAAACAAAAAGTAATCGTTGATATGGAGATTGTGGAAATTGTTGCTAGGTGTATTGCTACAGGTGGATATAATCCTCGTACTATGGAAACTTATTTACTTAGTGACGTAACAAATGAAGATTATCGTCCACATATCATTAATCATTTAGTAGAAGTATATGGATGGGAGTTAGATAGTGATGGCATACCAAGGAAATCAAATTGATTACAAGAACCTAAATGATGAATTGAAACTAAAGATAGATAAAGTAGAAGGAGTAGAGAGTCAAATACAGGCTCTTGCTCCTAAAGTTGATAACTCATGGCAAAAAGGTGTTTACAATGATGTGAGCATTGACAACTTGGGCGCATTTAACGCTACTAAAGTTTTTACTATTAATCAAGCAGATTGGAAGAATACAGGTAACGTAGAGCAGTTAGGAATGGTGATACCGTTTAGAGGTGCTTTCTCAGGTGTTGTAAAAGTTACTTATTCTGCTATGTGGGGAAATGCTGGTACTTGGGGAAGTACAGAAGTTATTTACAATATAGCTAGTTTCCCACCACAAGGAACAAAATTAAATGAGTTTACTATAACAACAGCTAGCACCGAAATGTTAAGACATTTCAAGATAGTATCGCCATATATTGATACTACAACAGGAAATATAGCTCTATTAATGTTTAGGTCTCCTACAGCAAATTGTCCTTTGCAAATAACAGTTTCAATTGATGGCACTCTTAACAGTTCAGGTTATAGTAACATGTTTGGAATTATGAAAGATACGTATATTGATATTTCTGATTTAGGCTCACCGATGGCAGGAGGCTATCCTTGGGCGCCTCAGCAAAGTCAAATACCAACGTATGATGCTATAGGGAGATGGGATAGAAAATCAGATTCAATAGCTTTTGATAAAGTAGAAAATGGTGTTTATCCAGACCCTAATACTTGTCTAGATACGACATTTTAACTAATCATGCTAATGCCCAAAGTGCTGGAGAAAATAGGTTTTGGTATATTGAGCAAGTATTCTACGGAGGTAACGGTGAAACCAATGCTCGTTCACAGTTTGCTAGGTCTTATAATAACGTGCATAGTCCTGATATGAAAGTCAGACATTATCACCCTAGCGAAGGATGGTCTGCTTGGTCTCCTTCTATACAACAACTTTTCACATCTGTAAGTAATGGTAAATCTCAAGTTGCAAACGCCATTACCCAAAAGGGAGTGCCCACATCAGCAGATGCAGAGTTTGCAACAATGGCAAATAATATTGGAAAAATCCAAACAGGAAAATATTATGATGGTGTATTTACCATAGCCCCAATGAACCCTAAAAGTCCAAGTGGAGACTATGTTACTCCTCTCTTAGATTTTGAACCAGTCTATGGCTCTACTAGATATGGTGGAGCGTGTATTTTTAACTATGCAGAAATTTGGAGTGGTATGTCTGCATATGCAGAAGACCTTCATACATTACGAATGATTAAGGAACAGGTTGGAGACAAGTGGCAAGTAAGAATGAGATTTTATAACGGTGATACTTACCCATCAAATCAATCAACTGTTCCTTATAGACTAACAAATTAATAACTAAGAAAGGAGAGAATTTTATGCAATTAGATAATCGTGTAATTTACAACAAATTAACAGGAACAATTATTTATCAATCAGGAGAAGGAAAAGGAGATGTAGTTCCTCATGAGAAAGAAGTAGAATTAGATTATATTGATATACCTTACGGCTTAACATGGCAAAACAAAAGGTAATTGTTGATATGGAGATTGTGGAAATTGTTGCTAGACGTATTGCTAGAGATGGATATAATCCTCGTACTATGGAAACTTATTTACTAGTGACGTAACGAATGAAAATTATCGTCCACATATCATTAATCATTTAGTAGAAGTCTATGGATGGGAGTTAGATAGCGATGGCATACCAAGGAAGTCAAATTGATTACAATAATCTAAATGATGAATTAAAACTAAAGATAGATAAAGCAGAAGGAGTAGAGAGTCAAGTACAGGCTCTCACTTCTAAAGTAGATAACTCGTGGCAAAAAGGCGTTTATAATAATACTGATATTACTAATCTTAGCAATATAAATGCATCTAGAGTATTCTATATATACGATTGGAAAGCACCAGTAAACAATATTGAACGGGTCTCTATAGTAATCCCAATTGAAAATTTTAACGGTACTGTTAAAGTTAGCGTAGTTGGAAATTACAATAATACAGATGCTTTTGGAGCTTTTGAATATGTTACATCTTATGCAAAAATTGGTGAAACTTTATACAATCATCAAAGAACAATAACCAAGGCTGATTCTAGGACAGCTACGGAATACTACTTTCCTGACTTCAATTTCAATGCATCAGTATTTACTATTCCTATTATTCGTAAACCTAACGCAATAAATAATTTAACAGTTAAAGTTGAATTATTAACAACACAAGGCGGTACATTTGAAATATTAAAGAATGCAACAATAGCTTATGAGGACTTGGGCACATCATGGAATGGCTATCCATGGACACCACAGACAAGCAATATCCCAACGGAAGCACATATTAATACTTGGAATAATACAAATAATAGTTTATTTGCTCGTTTCGCTGATACATGTGTTATTATTTCAGATTGGAATGGTCTTTCACGAAATGGAATGTATATGGGTAATGAAAATACACCTAATGCACCAGTAAATAATTGGTGCATGGGAATGCATATAGCACATAATGACTTATGGGCTACTCAAAAAGTTATTTCCTTTGCAGGAGATGGCGATAACAGGGAATATGAAAGACGTAAAAAAGGGGGAGTATGGGAACCGTGGGTTGAAACATCACCTATGAAGCTTTTTACATCTGTCAGTGATGGGAAAACGAAAGTGGCGAGTGCCATTTCTGACAAAGGCGTTTATACCTCGCCAATAGAAACATTTGATAATATGGCTAACAATATTAGAGCTATACCTACAGGTGCTAAGAAAGCAACCATAAATATATCCTATCCAGATATTCCTCCTAATCAAACCGTAACAGTAACGTCTCAAGCGTTAAACTTCCTTCCTTTGAATACTACGACCGACATGTTGGGAGCATGCATAATGGACGGTAATGTTAGGAATGTAGGAGACAATGCAGCTTATATTAAAGTACCATATATATCTGAAATAACTCCTAATGGTTTAGGAAATGGAGCATTTTCATTATCATTTAAAATAAAAAACCCTATGATAATAGACGGATATCGCAACACATTTCAAGTAATATTACATGGATAACTAAATTAAGAATTAGAAGAAGGAATCATTAAAGTATTTAATAATGTGAGGTGAAAAAGAATGTCAGTTCAAGTAGAATACATAAACTATTAATGAAGTAATTCAATCTGCAAAAGTTCCTATTGAAAAAGATATATCAAATAATTACCCCTATTGTAAAGAAATTAGAAATTAATGGACAAACAGAAATTGAAAGATATGTTGAAATTGCGATTCATGATGAACGTTTAAGTAATGTTATTACTAAATTTTATTCTCAGAAAGAAATGCTAGAATACATATGATTTTTACAACGAATGGTTAAAGAAATAATGGTTGAAGATATTTCAAATAGTTCTAACTGTAAATAATAAATTACATAATATTAAATTTACTGTATCAGATCGCGGTCAAAAGTTTTTAAATATTGGGGGAAAATTCATTAAAAAGGTTATCGAAAATGCAGTAACTAAAGTTTCTATCGTTGATGAAAGTGGAGACCCTGTATTAGATGACTCTGGTAACCCTACTTTTAATGAAGTACCAACTCCTACTGAATGTGAAGAAGTATTATTGAATATTGGTAATTAATTCAAGCAATTCCCTAAAGTGTTACCTTTTACAAAATCATTCTCTAAGAATCAATACCATGAAAATGTGGAAGATGTGCTAATTTATTTGAAATAACTCTACGTGAACGCATAAATTAATTGATGAATTAAAATCAGATGTAGACAATTTCAGCAGTACAAGTGAGTACATACGATAAAAGACACATATTATTTAAAAACAAATGAATATTGATACACAAAAAGTTAATCAATAACGTATAAACAAGGTGTATATGTATTAATATTCAACACTTTAAAAAAAGAGTAGGTGCGAGCTATCCCTCCCCTACTCTTTTATTATTTGATAAAGTCGGTGATTAAAATTGATTAATGAAAAACTAGGTGAACGATTAGCCAGTGCTGAGGTTGAAATTAAGAATCAAGAGAACCGAATTTCAAAATTAGAAGGTAATCATGAATTATTATATCGTTTAACATTAGTATCCGAACAGCAGCAGGAGATGAATAAGCATCAGCAAATCCAATTACATCGAATGGATAAGACCTTTAATAATATTAATATCAATCTTACAAAATTAAATATGACTCAGGTTGAATTACAGGAGGATGTTAAAGGGATTGGTAAACGTGTGGATAGTATTGAGGAAGATCTAAAGGAGGAATCTGAGAAGGATTATATTTCTATTGGTGACATCATTAAACAGTATCTGCATTGGTGGATACTTCTTCCTACAATTATAATTGGTGCTTTTATTTTAAAATTATTTGGCTTATAAGAAAGGAATGATGCCTGATGAAAATTAATTGGAAGGTTCGCAGTCGCAATCCTCAATTTTGGATTACGGTAGGATTATCCGTAATCACTCCCCTCTTTGCTTATTATGGCATTACCGGAGCGGATTTAACTACTTGGCAAAGTGTATGGACTTTAATTATGGATGCAGTCTCTAATCCATATGTTTTAGCGTTAATTGCCGTTAGTACATATAATGCTATTCTGGATCCGACCACGGCTAGCCTAAGTGATTCCCCAAGAGCATTAGCCTATAATAAACCGAAACGAGATGAATGCTAATGGTTGATTTTATGAGTCCGGTGAAGAATGCTCGGTTAACTAGTAAATTTGGTTGGCGAAATATCGGCTTTGGGAAGGAATGGCATCAAGGCATCGATTTAGCATCAACAGGAAAGGTTCCGATTGTTGCTAGTGCGGCTGGTATTGTTACGCGAGCACAGGCATTCAGCAGCTATGGAAACGTTGTGATGATTAGGCATACAATCCATGGCAAAACATATGAAACAAATTATGCTCATTTGGATTCTTCCTGCGTTCAGGTTGGACAAAAGGTGAAGCAGGGACAGCAAATCGGAATTATGGGGAATACAGGACGTGCATTTGGTGTTCATTTACACTTCGAAATACATAATGGTCTATGGCAAACGGGACAACCAAATGCCGTTGATCCTATGAAATACATAACATTAACGAATGAAGCTAAAGGAGAGCTAACAATGTCACAATACAATGAATTGCTAAACAAAATAAAAGAGCTGGAAAATGCTTTGCAAACAAAACAAGCTATTATTCCAACGCGTATAGCCACTGAAACGCATAAGGCTGCGTGGAATTGGCTGCAATGTCAAGGTATTACGGACGGCTCGAACCCTCAAAATTTCGTAACACGTGAGCAATTTGCAACAATGCTCAAACGCTATCATGAGTCCAACTTATAA